GATCAAGGACACCCAGGAGGGCAAGGAGGAAGTATATGCAGGCGAAAGCGTTATTCTGCTGACGGTGGACGGGAAGGGCAATATGCAGCTGATCGACAGGCAGGCGCACATGGCCATGCGTATTGCGGCCCTGTGCGAGAACGAGGACTGGAAGGAGGCCCGGAGGCTTGCGGAAATCTATGAAGAACACAAGCGCAAAGAGGCGCTGAAAGCAAAGATCAAGCGGGCCTTTGGCTTTGGCGGTGATGGGCAGTGAGGGAGGATACAAGCTGCTGCTATCAGTGCCAGAAGCGCAAGCTATATTGCCGGAGGGACTGCGAGGCCTGGGCAGCCCATGAGGCAGCCAAACAGAAGCGGTATCAAGAAAAGGAAGCCCGGAGAGCTGAAAAACCGAAGCTCATGCGGCAGGAACGGAACGAAAAGTTCCGGATAAAGGAGTTTAAAACCAAGGGGAAAACCAGATAAGCCCGGGGAACCGGGCGCATGGGGGCCAGCGGTTGGGCATGGCCGGGTTCGAGGCCCGGGGCTCTCACCATTGAACGAAAATCAAATAAGGAGTGGGTATCATGGCACAGGAGCGTTACATGGAGGCTTTGGACAAGCTGCGGGATGAGATGGCCAAGGAAGCAAAGAATCCGGGGATCCAGTACCTGGGGCAGTGGCTGACCGGGGAGCTGGAAAAGAACGCGGGCGCAGCAGAGAAGATCCTGCAGGAGGGCAAGACGCTTAAGGGCGCCTTTGAGGCCATCCGCAAGTATGCGGAGAAGATAAGAACCGGGAACTTTGCCTTTGTGGAGCCGGAAAAGGGGATCGAGCTGGCGGCGGACTATTACGGCCTGGGAAAACAAGAATCCCAAGCGCTTGGGAAAGTGGCCGACGACGCTTTGGACCTGGATGCGCTGCTGGGGGGCCTGTGAGATGACCTTTGAGGAAGCGATGGCCCATGCGGGCTACCACAGCATTTGTGAGGTGGAGGACCGGGCCAAACAGATGATGCCCCATTACCTCTTCATGGAGGGGGACGAAAAGCACCGGGAGGGATTTTGCACCGCCTGCGAAAAATGGGTGGACTGCTCCAAGGAGGCCATGAAGGGCCAGCCGGTGTGGGTGCAGCAGGATCCATATCTGGAGGACTGCGACGATGAGCCGGAATTCATACCCAACCGGGCCAACTATTACGAAGTGGATTTCCAGCGCCATTGTACGGGCCGGGCCATGCATAACGCCACGGGCTACTGCCCCCAATGCGGGGAGAGGGTGACCTTTAAGCATGCGGGCCGGGGATACAGAACCCTGCAGGACAGGCGGTTTCTGATTCGGTGGCACAAGAGCCGACAGGACAAGCATACCCTGGTGTGCCTGGGGTATGACGTGGTGATCCCCTGGCGGGGGCTGGATCTGTATCACCCGGAAGTGCCCATCAGCGCAACGCTCAGAGAGATCTGCGTGATCCCCTGGGGGAAGCGGGGGGAGCGGTTTATATACGAGGTCAAGTGGTGCGGCGTGGGCGGCTATGACTGGACATGGCAAAAGCGCAGCCAGATCCGCAGCGGGTGGAGGCCGGGGGCCACCATGTTTGGAGCCGGCCCGGGAGTGATCCTTGACAACAGGAGATTTATGGAGGCCATCAGCCAAACACCCTGGGAAAAGGTGCTGGAAAGCCGGGAACTGTGGCATTCAGAGGCGGCGGACTGGCGGGACCGGATAGAGCTGATGAGCCGGGTGAGCCGCCTGCCCTGCCTGGAATACATGGTGAAGCTGGGTTTTGACCAGCTGGCACGGGAGCTGATTGACAGGCGGTGCGGAAATCTTGTGAACCCCAGGGGCAAAACGGCCAAGGCAGTGTTGAAGCTGACCGACGATGAATGGGGCGAGGTAAAGGGCAAGCATCTGAATGTGACGAAAAATGTCCTGGAATTAAGGAAGCTGTGCCGGGAGCGGCACATACGCCTGAACATGGAGGCCCTATGCTGGATGGGCGAATACCACACCTTTATAGTAACCCAAGACATACTGGGCATGGAGGACGTGGACCTGGCCAAGGGGGTTAAATACTGCATGCGCAGGAAGGTTTACCTCTACGAGTGGCGGGATCAATTGCGGATGATGATCGAACTGGGGATGGACATACGGGATCAGGAATGGCTGTACCCCAAGGATTTCAGAAGAAGCCACGGCATCCTGGCAGAGCGGGTGAACGTGATACGCTGGGAACGAATGGAGAAAGCTGAAAACCAGCGGCAGCAGGAAAACAACCGGCTCATTACCCAAAGGCTGGAAGGCGGGGAGCTGGACGAATACTTCTTTTCCGCCCGGGGGCTGGTGCTGCGGCCCATGCTAAGCGCCGGGGAGATCATCAAAGAAGGCAGCGCCCAGAACCATTGTGTGGGCGGGTATGTGAACACCTACGCAAAGGGCAACGACGTTTTGTGCGTATTGCGGTATGAGGACAAGCCCACCGTGCCCCTGTATACCGTGGAGTTTGGGAAGGACGGCAGGCTGGTGCAGTGCCGGGCCTACAGGAACCAGGAGGGGCCCATTAGCCGCGAGGAGCGGGAGGCCTTTTGGAAACTGCATGACATGATGCGAAAGGACCTGCGGGCGCAGAAAGCCCGTGAAGCGAAAAGGAGGAAGAGCGCGTGAGCGAGATGACCATTATCCGGGAAGCGGCGGTGATCGCCCGGGAGATCAACGAGATCAAGCAAGAGGTTAAGGCCACGGTGGTGCAGGGAGCCATTGCCATTGGCCGCAAGCTGCAGGAAGCAAAAAGCATTGTGCCCTACGGGGAGTGGGGCGCATGGCTGGAGGAGAACGTGGCCTATTCTGCCTCGACCGCCCAGAACCTGATGCGGATCGCCGACGAGTACGGACGGAAAGAATCACAAGCGCTTGGGGATATCTCCTACACCCAGGCGGTGGCCCTTTTGCAATTGCCCTATGACGAGCGGGAAAAATTTGTGGAAGAGCACGACATGGAGACCATTTCCACCCGGGAGATGCAGCAGGAGATTAAGCGGCTCAATGAGGAGCGGGAGAAGCTGCAACTGACCATTGATGAGCTTTTGCAAAGGCCGGAGCCTGAACCCCAGCCCCAGGAGGATATGAAGGAGCTTAAGCAACTGCTGGCTGATGCCGTTAATGAAAAGAAGGCCATGAGCCGGGATGTGGACACGGCCAAGGCGGCCTACCAGGCGGAAAAGATGGCCAAGGAAAAGGCCCAGAAGGAGCGGGAGGAAGCAAAGGGCCAGGTGAAAAAGCTGACCCAGGACCTGGCGGACGCCAAGGCCCAGGCCGCCAAGGTGGAAAGGGTGGAGGTGATCCCTGAGGCGGTGGAAAAGGAGCTTTTGCAGCTGAGGCAGCAGGCGGCCCGATCAGGGGACGAGGTGGAGCTGCGGGGCCTTTACGGCCGATTCCGTGACGAGTTTGACCGGCTCATGCAGAAGCTGGACGCCATGGAGGCTGCCGGCCAAAGGGAAGTGGCGGCTAAGTACCGGGCGGCCTTCTTAAAGGGCACCCAGGCCATGGCGGAAAGGATGAGGGGATGAAACTGAGCGGCCGGTAGGCCGCCACATGGGCACGTAGCATAGGGGAAGTGCAGCGGTCTCATAAACCGTAAGGGCCCGGTTCGAACCCGGGCGTGCCCACCAATCCCGGTTAAGCCATGAGGCCGGGATAACCTCTTATGAAGGGCTATAAGCCCAGCCCGCTCCTCTCTCCGGGGAGGGGGCTGCCGCCTGCGGATGCATCGTTTGACAGGGAGTAGGCATGGCGATGCAAACGTACAAGGCGGCATATGGCACGCGGCGCACAGTGCGCGGCGGGTGATGCGGCCCCGCAAGGGCCCGGTGCGATACCGGGGCCTGCCACAAGCAAGGAGAAACAGACAAAGGAGGCATGGATATGGAATGGATCGTGGTTCTGTTGGCCGGAGGGGCCATTGGTATTTGGCATGAGCGGGATAAGGCCCGGGCGGCCCGCAAGGCTTTTCGGGACGGAGAGGCCTTTGCTCGCAAGCGTCAGCAGACGTATCGGGTGTACGCCTCCAAGCCCCGGGAGGCTATTCCGGTGCCGGGGTATGAAACCGGGCGGGTGGTGCCCAGCTATATCCGCAAGGCGATGATCAACGAGATTGCCACGAAAGCCGTAACCGTAGGCCGTGCAGCGGGGAGGGTACAGTGATGATTGAGTGCAAATTGACCGGGCGGGTGACCTGCCTGGTGGAAAAGGTGCCGGAGGTCACGGGGCTGATGTGCGCCCGATACTATGTGAAGACGGATCCGGAGGCGGGGCGAGGGCCGGAGTATGTGAAGGTAATCGCCCGGCAGGGCCAGGCCTATTGGGCGCTGGAAAACCTGAAACCGGGTATGCGGGTACGTTTGAAGGGGAAGTGCCGGGCGATGCTCTCCACGCTGGTGGTGGAGCAAACAAGCGGAAGGATAGTGAAAGATGGCTGAAAAGTATTTGAAAAGGATCCGGGCGCTGGAAGCGGCTCTGGGGATCATGGAGGCCATGGAGCGGATGCTGAGCACAAACTTTACACTTTTAACGCCCCGGATGGGCATGGAACCGGTGTGGGATTACCTGGAGGAGATGCGCAGGGCCCTGCAGGAGATGATGCAGGAAAACCGGGCGCTTTTAAACGAAGGGCAGAGGAGGCACGTGCGGGAAGATGTATAAGTTTCTATCGATCAGGAAGCTGTCCAAAATGCTGGACAATGCGGGGATCCCGCACCAATTGGAAGGATACCAGGGCGGTTTTGTGCTGGCCTATCCAAGCTTTGACCCCAAAGAAATGGTGTGTTCGGTGGCGCAGCATATGCGCAGCTACGGCGGGACCTATGAGCTGCTGGAAATGAAAGGGCTGTTGACGGCGAAAGAGCGCAAGACGGACGAGGTGTTGGGATACTTGGAAGTGAAAGAGGTCTACGACCGGATTTTGAAGCACTGGAAGGAGCAAACGCATGAACCTGAATAAAATCAAGCGGCTATGCCTGGGGGAGGGAAAGTGCCTGATCGTGGAGGACAGGCATGGGGGCCAGTGGATCGGGGTGGAGGATGCGCTGTATCCGGTCACCGGGCTGCGGCTGGACGAGCAAAGCCTGAAAATCATCTGGCAGCTGACGGACAAGCAGGCCAATGAAATGGAATTTGAGGCGCGGAGCGACCTGGAAGGATTCCTGGACGTGGGGATGGTGCTGGACGAAGGACAGGCCCAGGTGATGGACAAGGCCATTATTAACCATATGCACTTTATGGGCCCGGAAATGGACGAAGGCCGGGTGCTGATGGTCAGGGAGGATTACCTGGAACCTGCCTGGGTGAAGGGCGAGTGGACGCGGTATCAGCTGAAAGAGACCCAATGTGGGTCTGTGCTGGCAATGTATTGCGGGCTGATGGTGTCCGGGGTGGTGAAGCCGGCAGGGGAGAAGGAAGCCCAGGGGATGCAGGATCAACTGGCAAGGCTGGCAGGGAAGGCGCTGGTGGATGTGGGCGAAGCTCAAGTGTGGTAGAAAATGGAATTTTAAGAACTGACGACCCGGGGGGCGAAAAGCTCCCCGGGAATATGCTATCAATTTATATAAGGCGGGCGGAGCCCGCAAAAAAGGCTCGTATGGCGTATTAACAAAGCGACCACCGGGGGCGTTCCCTGGTGGGAGGGAAAAAGAAAAAGGAATCGGAAAGGAAACGGGAGAAAGCTGCTGCCAAACCGCAGGGGAGAGGAGGGTACGGGAGGGGCAGGGGCCGAAGCCCCTCCCCTCCCGGGAGCGCATGAAGAATCCATGGGAAGTGCTGTTCATGGCAGACGAAGGCCCCCTGCGGATGGACGGGGTGAAGGGAATCCGAACCAAGACGATCAAGGCCGGGGATATGCTGGAAGTGGAAATCTACCCCATCTGGAATACGCAGGGTTTGATCGGTGCAAGAGCGGCGCGAAAAAACGTAACGACAAAATTTCAGGCAGAGATTAACTACAGAAATGCCTGGAAAAAGCTGAACCGATTTTTGAACGCGAACTTCACGCGCAAGGACTATCACATCACGCTGACCTATAAGGGCAAGGCTCCTAACCATGAAGAAGCCAAGCGGGATATGCAGAACTTTATTCGCCGGGTGAAGCGGCTGCGGAAGAAAGCCGGATTGCCTGAGCTTAAATATATCTATGTGCTGGAATGGGAGGACGACCCGGAAAAACAGCAAAAGAGGATCCACCTGCACGTGGTAATGAACGGCGGGCTGGATCGCGCCGCCGTTGAGGAATGCTGGGCGAAGGGCTGGGCCAACGCTGACCGGCTGCAGCCCGGGGACGAAGGTCTGAATCAGCTGGCGAAGTATTTAACCAAGAGCCCGAAGGGGGCTAAACGGTGGAGCGGGAGCCGAAACCTGAAAAAGCCGGTGGAGTTGGTGAGTGATCACAAGATCAGCCGGCGGCGGGCGCTGGCAGCGGCGCGGGCGCTGGACACGGACGGCAAAGCCATTTTGGAAAAGGTGTACCCGGGCTATCAGTTTGTGCAGCTGAGGGCCTTTTATCCCTCCATGGAGTGCGTGGACGGGGTGTATCTGTACGGGATCATGAAAAAGCGAGAGGAGCGAAGTACGGCAGGACGGAAGAAAGGCAGGTGTGCTTAATGGCGAATCTGGGTAAGGAAGCGTTTACGGCCAGCGTATTGTGTCCATTTTACCGGGATCATTACGCGGGAAAGGACTACTCGGGGAAAAAGACAGAGGCGAAAGAAGAGCTCAAAAGGGAAAGTCTCTTGTATGTGAAGTGCGAGGGATTTGCCTCGGGGAGCTTTGTTAGGCTATGTTTTAAGCAAAAAGAAAAGCTGTTGAGCTACATGGAGCGGGTATGCTGCGGGCCATGGCAGCGGTGCCCCTATGCCCGTGTGGCGGGGGTAAAGTATAAAAAGCGGGAGTAAGGAAAACCTGGGGTAATGAGCAGGGGGGCGAAATTTGCCTCCCTGCTTTTTTATGATGGGAGTGAAAAACGGGCGAAAGGAGGGGCAAGGGTGGGCGCAGACTGGACAAAAATAAAAACTGATTATATCACCACCAAAAAAAGTATGCGGCAATTGGCCCAGGAGCACGGCGTTTCGCTGTCCACGCTGGGGAAAAGAGCCAGCAGGGAAGGCTGGGCCAAACGCCGGGAACACCATGACAACAAGGTGGCGGCGAAAGTGGAGGAGAAGCGGGCGGGTCGAAAGGCTGACAAAATACTGAAACTGCAATTGGCTGCCGACCGGCTGGAGGCGCACATTAACCAGGTGCTGGAGGATGAGGAACAGTTTCACCGACACCTGGTGAACTTCGGCACAAAAGAAGTGCAGCACAAGAAGGCGGACACCAAGGCCATACGGGATATGGTGGCGGCGGTGAAGGATTTGACGGAAGTCATGCGGGACGTATACGGGATCCCCAATATGGAGGCCAAGCATGGCATGAAGATGGCCAGGGAAAAGCTGAAATTGGAAAAGGCCCGGGCAGCTATGGGCATGGTGGCGGACGAGGAAACGGGCGTTTTGATGCTCTCACCGGTGATGGAGCCGCAGGAGCCAGAGGAGGAAGCAAATGCCTAAGGTAGTGTGGAGCCCGCAGCCCAAGCAGGCGGCCTTTATGGCCCGGTGGGAGCCGGAAGCGCTCTACGGCGGCGCGGCAGGTGGAGGCAAGAGCGAGGCGCTGGTGCTGGAAGCCCTCAGACAGGCGCACATCCCCTGGTATCGGGCGCTGATCCTGCGCAAGACGTACAAGCAGCTCAATGAGTTGATCGATAAAAGCTATAAATATTATCCAAGGATATTTCCGGGAGCCAGGTATAACGGCACAGAGCATTGCTGGCGGTTTCCGTCGGGAGCGAAGATCTATTTCGGCGGGATGCAGTACGCCAAAGACAAGTACAACTATCAGGGTCAGCAGTATGACTATATCGCCTTTGATGAGCTGACGCATTTTACCTGGGATGAGTATAACTACCTGATGAGCCGCAACAGATCATCGGGCCCGGGGATGCGGACTTATATGCGGGCGACGGCCAACCCGGGAGGTGTTGGCCATGGCTGGGTAAAGAGCCGGTTCATCACGGCGGCCAAGCCCATGCAGACCATATGGCAGGAGCTGGAATACAAGGACGAAAAGGGAGAAACGCAGCGTGTAAAGCGCAGCCGGGTGTTTGTGCCGGCCAAAGTGTACGACAACCCGATACTGCTCAAAAACAGCCCGGACTATCTGCCCAACCTGGCCTCAATGCCGGACGCCCAACGGCGGGCGCTGCTGGACGGAGACTGGGACACTTTTTCAGGCCAGGTGTTTATGGAATGGCGCAACGACCCGGATCACTACGAGGATCAGAAATGGACCCACGTCATCAAGCCCTTTGAGATACCCCGGCACTGGCAGATATTGAGGGGTCTTGACTGGGGCTATACCAAGCCGTTTTCGGTGATGTGGTACGCGGTGGACGAGACGGGCCGGATGTACGGGATTCATGAACTGTACGGCTGGACGGGCACACCGGATGAGGGTGTGAAGATGAACCCGGACGAGGTGGCGGCCAGGATACGGCAGATAGAGCGGGAGGATGAGAACCTGCGGGGCCGCAAGATACGCGGCATAGCGGACGCTGCCATCAAGAGCCAGGACGGGCGGGAAGATATCCTGAGCCTGTTTGAAAGGGCGGGTGTTTTCTGGGATCTGTCAAAGAAAGACCGACTAAACGGCAAAATGCAGTGTCATTACCGGCTGGCCTTTGATGACAGGGGGCTGCCTCAGTTTCAGGTGTTTGATACCTGTGTGAACTTTATACGGACGATTCCGGAACTGGTGTACGACCCCATGCACGTGGAGGACGTTGACACCAAACAGGAGGATCACATTTACGACCAGTGGCGGTATGTGATGATGGAGCGGCCCATCAGCCAGCGGGCCAGCGTAAAACCACCTGTGATACTGGAAGACCCGCTGGAATTGCACAAGAAAAACCGGCCCAAGCCGGTATTTTACAGACTGTGAGGTGTACGAGATGGCAAACAAAAAGAAAAAGGCGCCGACAACCGGGCAGGAACCAAAGCCAAAGGCGGCAAGGGCGAAAATGCCAGAAATAGAGCAGCCACGGCAGGGCCAGAAGATCGGCGTGGAGGATGTGCGCCGGGCCATGACCCTTTTGAAAAAGTACAAGGACGGCAAAGCGCTGCTGGAAAACAGGGCGGTGGAAAATGACCAGTGGTGGCGGCTTAGGCACTGGTCCGTGATGGACACAAAGAAGAATGACAGCCGTTTTGAGAGTGCCTGGCTGTTTAACATGCTGCTTAACAAGCACGCGGACGCCATGGATAACTATCCCGAGCCGGTAATCCTGCCCAGGGAAGCGCGGGACAAAGAGGACGCCCAGGAGCTGTCGGAAGTGGTGCCGGTGGTGCTGGAAAACTGCGGCATGGAGGAGGTCTATGACGCGGCCTGGTGGGCGAAACTGAAAAACGGCACGGGCATCTATGGGGTTTTCTGGAATCCCAGGAAGGAAAACGGCCTGGGGGATATTGAGATCAGGCAAGTGGACATCCTTAACATTTACTGGGAGCCGGGAATCATGGACATTCAGATGAGCCCGAACCTGTTTTGCGTGGAGCTGGCCAACAAGGCGCAGATGGAGCAGCGGTATCCCCAGCTGAAGGACGTGACGCCAGGCAAAGCCTTCTCGGTGACGGACTATATCCACGAAGACAAGGTGGAGAAGGACGAAAAGGTGCTGGTGGTGGACTGGTACTACAAGGTGGAGGATGAGGACGGAAAGGTAAAGCTCCACTATGTGAAGTTCTGCAACGAGGAGATACTGTTCGCCAGCCAGAACGATACGTTATACAAGCAGGGTTTTTATGAGCACGGAATGTATCCCTTTGTGTTTGACGTTCTGTTTCCCATGGAGGGGAGCCCGGCAGGATTCGGCTATATCGATGTGGCCAAGAAGCCGCAAATGCTGATAGACAGCCTTAATGAGATCATCACCCGAAACGCCTTTATGTCCGGCAAGAAACGGTTCTTTGTGAAGGAGGGCTCTACGGTCAATGAGGAAGAGTTTGCGGACTGGTCAAAACCCTTTGTACACGTGGCGGGCAGCCTGAGTGAAGAAAACATCAGAGAGTTCGGCGTATCCAGCGTACCGGGATTCATACAGGCATTTCTGACAGACAAGGTGGAGGAGCTGAAAGAAACATCGGGCAACCGGGACGTAGCCCAGGGCGGAACCACGGCGGGGGCCACGGCAGCCAGCGCCATTGCGGCCATGCAGGAGGCTGCGGGCAAATTAAGCCGGGACATGATTCGCAAGGGCTATCGGGCCATGGTAAAGGTGGCGTCGCTGGTGGTGGAACTGATCCGGCAGTTTTACACAGAGCCTAGATATTTCAGGATCACGGGCAAGGATGGTCAGGAGCGCTTCACGGTGTTTCAAAATGCGGGGATGCAGCCTCAACCGGTGGAGATGGGTTTCGGGCTGGAAAAGAGCGAACGCAGACCGGTGTATGATATCAAGGTCAAGGCACAGCGGGCCAGCCCATACAGTGTAATGAGCCAGAACGAGCTGATTAAGGAGCTCTACGGCATGGGGATGTTTAACCCGCAGATGGCCGACCAGGCGCTGATGGTGCTGGATGCCATGCATTTTGAGGGAAAAGAGGACATCATTCAAAAGGTGCGGCAGAACGGCGGAATGTATCAGCAAATGCTGGCCATGCAGCAGCAGATGCAGAAAATGGCGCAGATCATCGACGCTCAGAATGGTACGGGCATCAGCCAGGGCATGGCCCGGGAGGGACAGCCGCAGGCAGGCATGGTGACGCCTACGGCGGCCCAGAGTGACGACGACCGGGTGGGCAGCCAGGCGGAGCAGGCCAGGGCTCGGGCGGCCATGGCAGCCCGGCCGACATAAGAAAGTGAAAAAAATCAAGAGCAGGGGGGCGAAATTTGCCCCCCTGATTTTTTATGCTGTGAATGTAACGGGCGGACGCGCCCGGGAATTGGAGGGAAATCCATGAAAAAAAGGCTGTTAAAACTGTGCTTTGCACCGGATGGAGGAGCGGGGGCTGGCGGCGCTGCAGGCGGCCAGACCGGCGCGGCTGAAGGCATGGCACAGGCGGGCGTAAAACAGGGGTCCCCCGACGCCGGGGAGGCCGGACAGCGCGGGCGTAGAGGCAATGGCCTGGGAAATGTGGTGTACGGGAAACAGCTGGGCGCCGCACAGGAAGGCCAGGAGCAGGCCGCCGCTGCTCAGGAACCGGGGAAGAATCAGGGCAAGACGTACTCAGACCAGGACGTGCAGGACATTGTGAGCAAGCGACTGGGCAAGGTAAACCAGCAGCTGCGAAGTCACCAGGACACGCTGAAAGCCCAGCAGCCGGTCATTGACCTTCTGATGAAGCGCTACGGCGTAAAGGACGCGGGCGCTTTGCTTGAGGCAGTGAACCAGGACGAAGGGATGTGGCGGGAAGGGGCTGACCGGCGGGGCGTGAGCTGGGAGGATGAAAGAGACCGAACGGCTCAGAGCGTCAGGGAAGCTCAGATGCAGGCACGAATCACGGAACTGGAAAACCAGCAGCACGCCAGTGAAAAGCTGGCTCAGTGGGAGACGGAAAGCAACGCCCTGAAGCAGATGTACCCGGACTTTGATCTAAACACGGAGATTGAGAACCAGGAATTTGCGAAACTGCTATCCGTTGGCTATGACCTGAAAACGGCCTACAAGGTGGTGCACATGGATGAAATCATGAACAACGGCATCGCCTATGCGGCCCGAACCGCCCAGCAACAGACGGCTGACGCCATCCGTGCCCGCGGGATGCGGCCGGTGGAGAACGGCATGAACTCGGGGGCGGGAAAGGTGTTCAAAACGGACATCAGCCAGACCACGCGGGAAGATCGGGCGGAGATCGCCCGGCAGGTGGCCATGGGCAAGCGGATCACCTTTTGAGCAAATTCCTCTGTAAGAAACGGAGGATAAGACAATGGCAGATTACAATCTGAACATCAATGTAACCGGTACCCCGTCGCTGGCGGGGGAAAATAAAGAGTTTTACTACAGGACGCTGCTGGATAATGCGGAACCGAAATTGGTACATCTGCAATTGGGCACAGCGTATCCGATTCCCACCAACGGCGGCAAGACCATTGAAATGCGCAAGTATACGCCTCTGGCCAAGGCCATGACGCCCCTGACCGAAGGCGTGACCCCGGACGGCGGCACCCTGTCCATGACCACGCTGAAAGCGACGATCAAGCAGTACGGCTACTATGTTGCTATTTCCGACATTCTGGAAAAAACGGCCATCGACAACAACGTGACCCAGGCTTCAATCCTGCTGGGCAGCCAGTCGGGCCGAACCCTGGACAGCCTGTGCCGGGATGAATTGTGCGGCGGCACCAACGTGCTGTACGCCTCCAAGGAAGACGGTACGGAAGTGGTCAGCCGCAAGGGCCTGAGCGCGGACTGCCAGCTGACCATGGACATGATCTTTGACGCGGCGGCGCAGCTGAAGGCCATGAACGCCGAGCCCATGCAGGGCGGCTATTATGTGGCGGTATGTCACCCCTATGTGCTCAACGACCTGATGAAGTCGCAGGACTGGAAGGAAGCCCACAAGTACCAGAACGCCCAGGCCATTTTTGATGGCGAGGTGGGCGTGGTTGGCGGTGTGCGCTTCCTGGAAACGACGGAGGCCAAGATCTGGAAGGATGACACCTGCCCGGATGGCTTGGCGGTGCATGGCGTGCTGGTGTTGGGCAAGGACGCTTTCGGCAAAACGGAAGTGCAGGGCCTGGGCCTGGAGCACATTATCCACGACAAGAGCCAGGCAGGCGGCCCGCTGGAACAGTGGTCCACCGTGGGCTGGAAGGCTACTCATGTAACCAAGCGCCTGGCGGAAGAATTTATGGTCCGCATTGAGTGCTGTTCCAGCCGCAGCGCCAGCGTGCAGGCCAACTAAGGTGACGCTTGAGGCGGCGAAGGAGTGCTCGGCATCGGTCAGATGACGCTGAGCATCCTGCCCGCCTTGATGGCAGAAAGGAGAGCCTATGGCAGAGATCAATAAAAAGGCGGCGTATGATCCCTGGGAGGATAAGGTGCCGGTGATGCTGTTTGAAGACGGCGACCAGTATACGGGCGACGTGTTTGTGGCAGTGAATGGCCGAACCTTTCAGATTCAAAGGGGCGTTGAGGTATTGGTGCCCCGGTGCGTGAAGGAAGTATTGGACAACGCCAACCGCACCCAGAAGGAAACGACCGCAAGGCTGCAAAAGCTGATCAATACCGATGGCGGTATGCACAAATACGGCCAGATGTAAAAGCGACCCCAAGGCCGCCGCTGAAGATGCGGCGGCCTTGTGTGCTTAAAAGGGGGAACAAAGCGTGACCGTAAAGGAAATCATAGAAACGGCGGAACGGTTAAAGCCCAGCCAGTACCAGAGAGAGGATTTGCTCAGATGGCTAAACCAGCTGGAAGGCAGGATATGGCTGCAGGTGATCAGAACCCACCATGACAGCCAGCCGACATGGGAGCCATACACCCAGGAGACATGGGAGAGAGTGCCCCTGGCGGCAGGCCCCTTTGAAGATCTGTATCTGAACTGGCTGTATGCCCAGATCGACTATCACAACGCGGAAGAGATCCGATACAACAATCACATGGTGATGCACGAGGAGCTGATGGACATGTTTAAGGCCTGGTACAACCGGGAGCATATGCCGGTGGAAGGGCCGGAAATTACCGGATACAGGGGGTGGTGAGATGGCGACATTAACGCCGATACAGCGCACGGCCATAAGCGTAACAACCTTCGGAGGCATTGACCTGGGGCTGAAAGTGCCGGAGGGCGCATGGGCATGGACCCAGAACCTGTCCAGCCGCGAATATCCCATCCTGAGAACCCGGGAAAAAAGAGGCGAATTTCGAAAGCTGGAAAAGCCCGGGGGCATGATCGGCAAGGAAAAACTGCTGTGGATTGAGGATGGCCATATCTGGTACGACGGAGGCAAGTATGACCCGGTCACGGAAGGGGAAAAGCAGCTGGTGTCCATGGGCGCATGGGTGCTGATCTTCCCGGACAAGGTGGCTTTCAACACGGATACCCGGCTTTTAAAGCCCATGGAAAACGTGGTAACGCCCCAAGGTACGGTAACGGTGCGCCTGGCCAAGGAGGACGGAAGTCTGTACGAGGACTACGCGACAGGCGAGGAAGCGCCGGCAGACCCCCAAAACGGCGATTACTGGTTTCACGATGGGGTGATGCAGGTGTACGCCAGCGCCACCAGCGCCTGGGTGCCAGTGGAAACCCTGTATGGGCGGATTGAGGCCCAGGGAATCGGTCAGGGCTTCAGCGAGTTTGACGGCGTGACCATCACCGGCTGCGCGGCGGACGACATGAACGGCGAAAAGCTTTTGCAAAAGGTGGAGGACGACGCGCTGTTAGTGATCGGCGTAGTGACCCAGGAAACCACCCAGCAGGGGGGCGTGACCGTAAAAAGGGAAACCCCTGAAATGGATCATGTAACCAGCCTGAACAACAGGTGCTGGGGCTGCTCCACCTACAATAACGAAATCTACGCCTGTAAGCTGGGCGACCCTACCAACTGGAAGGCCTATGAAGGGCTGAGTACGGACGCTTACGCTGTCAATGTGGGCTCGGACGGGCCGTTTACCGGCGCTGCGACCCAGGGGGGCAAGGTGGTGTTTTTCAAGCCCAGCTGCATCCATGAGATCTACGGCACGGCGCCCTCGAATTTTCAGGTAAATGAAACGGAAGCCCGGGGGGTGGAGGCAGGTTCGGAAAGAAGCCTGGTGCTGGTGGATGAGGTGCTTTACTACAAAAGCGCCGACGGTGTGATGGGCTATGATGGCAGCCTGCCCCAAAGCGTATCATCAAGCCTGGAAGGGATGCGGTTTCACAATGCCCGGGCCGGTAAGCAGGGCAGCCGATACTATATTTCCATGGAGGATGTTCAGGGGGCATGGCATTTGTTCAGTCTGGACACCCAAAGGGGCTTGTGGTATCGGGAGGACGGAACGAAAGCGGAGTGGTTCGCTTCATGCCAGGGCGAAGGCTATTTTATCCGGGATGACGGGATGCTGTTGGCGCTGCGGCATGGCGAGCATGGAACGTTGTTTGACGAACAGACGCCGGAGGAAGAGTTTAAGTGGATCGCCGAGACCGGTGACCTGATGGACGACGTCCGGGATAACAAGTGGGTGTCGCGGATCCAGTGCCGGGTGATGCTTGAGGAAGGCGCGGAGTTGACCATCTATTTGCAATTGGATGGCGGCCCGTGGGAAGAGGCGATACACATAAAGGACGCCAGAAAACGCACGGTAACGCTGCCCATCAGCGCCCGACGGTGCGACCATCTGCGCCTGAGGCTGGAAGGAATGGGAGATATGAGCCTGTTCCAGATAGCCCGGTATGTGGAGCAGGGCAGCGAGTTTTAAAGGAAGGAGGGAAAAAGAGTGGCAACGAACAAGGATGATAACAGATTTGTGTTACAACCAAAGGTAACGCTCGCAGATAGTGCAAAAAATACACTGCCGACGGTGACGCAGCCAACAAGCTTGGCAGCAAATGGAGCATTGGGGGCGGCACAGGGGCATATTGATTATGTGAGTGGGAAACCGACAACGACAAAGAAAAGCTCAGGCGGTGGCGGAGGATCAAAGGCGGCCCCGGTGAACCCATGGGACGCCAAGATGAACGCGGCTCAAAGCGCCTATGATCAGGCAGCGGGAGCCATGCCGGGGGCCTATGAAAGCACCTGGCAGGGGCAGATAGACAGCCTTCTGAATGGGATTTTGAACCGGGAAAAGTTCAACTACAACATGGACGCGGATCCCATGTACCAGCAGGTGCGAAATAACTATGTGACCCAGGGCAGAAACGCCATGCGGGACACCATGGGCCAGGCGGCGGCGCTGACCGGCGGGTATGGATCAAGCTACGGACAGACAGCGGGGCAGCAGGCCTATCAGGGGCATTTACAGCAGCTGGCCGGGACGGTGCAGCCACAGCTTTACAACCTGGCCCTGAGCGCCTACAACGCGGAAAACGAGGCGGCAAATAACCGGCTCAACGCCCTGCAGCAGCAGGAGAACGCGGCCTATGGACGCTATCAGGACGCCTATGACCGGGCGGCCCAGGAGCGGGCCTACCGCTATAACGTGCTGCAGGATCTGATCAACCGGCAACAAAGTTGGAAAGGATGACCTCTTACATTGTTTTTGTGAATTGAAAACGCAGGGGGGCGAAAAACGCCCCTCTGTTTTTTTATGCTGATGGGGAAATAAGCCGCGAGGAGGGCAAAAGAATGGCAAAATACTCATTGGCGGACAGACTGAGCAAAAACAACACGCTGTATCAGGCGGCGGTGGCAGCTGCCCGGAAAAAGGAGCAGGAAGAAAAAGAAAAGAAGTATGAGAGCGAAACAACGGCGCAAAGGCTGGCACGGATTATCGCGGAAGGCAACGGCCCCCGGAAGGTGGGGAGCGACCCGGCGGAGATCAGCTGGTACGCCAAAAGCGGACAGGCGAAGAACGCAAAGGCTCAGACAGTAGCGGCGGCGGCTACGGCCAGGGGAAATAACGCCGTGGACATCAGCGCCCGGGTGCAGGAAATGCTGGGCCGCCCGGCCATCAAAGGCCAGGATGCAATGGTGAGGAAGCAGGCGACCGCCCGGGCCAGAAAAGCGGTTGAAAACGGAGAAATACCGGTGCAGGATCAGGCCTGGTGGGATCGGATTGCCACAGGGCTTGAAAAAATGGATCCTAAGAGCGGGTGGAACACGTCCACCACGCTGCCCACATATGGAGACGCGGAAAAAAAGCTTGACATGTCGGGAAAACTGGATGCCGCATACCGAAAGGGAAGCGTGCCGGTGATGGCACCGGTGAAAAAGGAAGAACCACAGGAGCGGGTATCCTATGAGGAGTTTAAAACGGCGGACATGAATATGGGTGTCCGCATGGAAGAAGAGAAAATCGCTTCAAGGCTTGTGGAATTGGGCGGAAAAAAGAATTTGACTGGGGAGGAAAAGGAAGAGCTGGCCGGACTGAAAAACCAGTGGGGATATATGGCGGACGCCTTTGGGGGCGCTGAGAACTGGCTGGAAACCATTCGGCAGGAAAAGAAGAGCTATGAGCCAGTCATCCTTGCTTATAACCAGCAGGGAGGCGACCCGGATCGGGCCGAGCGAAAAGCGAACATTGAAGGACAGCTGCCGGGGTATGAAGAGGCGCTGAGCTATAACGGCTTTGACCCGGAGGAATGGAAGGGGGCTGCGCGGCAGCAGGAGTTTGAAAACGATATGCTCCTGAAATTGTATGACGCCCGGGCCAAGGGGATCAAACCGGCCTCGCCTAAAAGCGTGATTGAAAAGCCCATAAACCTGAATGTGATGATTGCCCAGTTGGAGCAGAGCACCGCCGACCGGCAGGCCCGGTATGCGGATAACTGGGACCAGTGGCAAAAGGGGATGGTGGCAGACCAGCAGGCAGACCTTGCGAAGATCAGCCAGCTGGAAGAGGAAGAGGCCCGGCTGAAGGCTGAGGATGAGCGGGGAAATTTTCACAAGATTAAGGCGCTGCATAATGAGATTGAAGAACTGAAAGCCCAGACCGTATCCCGCCAGGACGCGGCGTTGGAAGTGCAGCCGGACTTTGTTAGAAGAAGCGTCGCCCGTCCGGAGTATGCCGAAAAAGACAACGACTACTGGCTGGTGAACTGGGAAGAGATGATGGCGCAGAATCCCACCTCGAACCCATGGGGCTATCGGGGTGCGGAGGATATGGAGCAGCTTTACGAGCGGCTATTGGCGGCTGACGCGCCCTATAATGTCAAGCTGTTTTGGCTGACCGATGGGGAGCGGGCACGGTATAACTATTATTATGATTACGATCAGGAGCGGGGCACTCAGGAGGCCCAGGCCTATTTGCAGCGCCTTGACAACCGTTTGACTTACCGGCAGCACGAATACAGCGCGGCAAGAGCGTATGAGCTGGGCAAAAACAGCCCGGCCATGGCGCTGGTTGCCAATGCCCTTTTAATGCCCCTTGACCTGATGGGCACGATTCAGACCGGCATTAACTGGGCGGCGCGGCGGGACACCAATCCCTATGGCGGGGCCTTTGCGCCCTTCGTGGCCCGCACCATGGGCACAGAAGGGGGAAAGAGCGCCTATTCGACGGAGTTTGGCAAAACGGCCTATGACGTGTTGAAAGGCATGGGAGAGGTGGGCACGGCCTGGATGACAGGCCCATTCGGCAAGATTCTGTTTGCGGGCGCCGCGTCCACGGCCCAGGGGTACGACGCGTTGAATCGAGGCGGCAGCACCGACGAAGCGCTTTTGGAAGAGGGCGTGGCCGGAACGCTGGAGTATTTTCTGGAAGGAACTATGGACCGGCTGGGAGACATGGTGAAGCTGGGCAAGGAAACCGGAAAGGGCTTTAAGGAAATCGCCACCCGGATGCTCAAGGGCTTTTTGACGGAAAGCGCGGAAGAAATGCCTGGGAACCTGGTGAATACGCTTGTTGACCGGTGGATCATGGGCGCTGACAGCCAGTGGGAAACGGACCGGCGGGAAAAGCACATGAGCAACCGGGAATTGTGGCAGCAGCTGGGAGAATCCATGAAGGAGGAAGGCTTCATGGGCGGTTTGACCGGCGGCATCCTGGGCGGCGCGGGCTATGGGGTGAGCCGCGCCCAGGCCAGCCGGATTGCCCGGGATATACAGAAAAAAACGCCCAGCGTAAGCCCTGAAATGGCCCAGAGCGTAGCGGAACAGCTGACGGGATTGAAGGAAAAGGATCCGGAGGAGCTGGGGAATTTCTCCGCGCTGGTGGAAGAATCCCAAGCGCTTGGGAAAGTGGCAGATCCTTTTGACGCGCCGGCGTTGGTCAAAAGTATCGATGCGGCGGGTCAGCTGCCTGTAGATCGGGTGACCGGCATAGCGGATTTAAAGGACGACCAATTGACCGTAACCCTCGAAGGGGGCGGAACGGCCAAGCTGGACGACGTGGTATTTGATGATTTGGAAATGCGGGACGCTTATCGGGCGGCAGCCGGGCAGCCGGACGCGCACAGCGCCAGGGCCTTTTTGACCAGCTGGCAGGACAGCGGCCTGCCGGTGAGCGCTTTTGAACGGGGCTTTGAGCAGGCATACAAACAGGGCCGGGAAATGGGCGGTATGCACGGTCAGAGCGCCTTGAACGCCCAGGCCCGGCGCACAGCCTACAACGCGGGCACAGCCTATCAAAAAAACGTGGAAGCGGTGCTGGACACGCCAAAGGAAGTGGCTGAGGCCATCCAGGAGCGGCTTTTAAAGATGCCAAGGGTACTAACAGAGGGCTATACCGGCGCGGTGCTACAGACCCGTACAGCCCGATTAAACCCCATGCAGGCGGTTCAAGTGGCGCTGCTGGACGAATACGGAAAGCGCAACGGCGTGAGCTATGTGGTGGTGGACACCATTGACAACGGAAAGGCCAACGGCTGGTATAAGGACGGCGTGATTTATGTGGCCGCGGACGCGGTGGAGGGTAACCTGACCCGGGCGGCGACCCATGAGGGATGGCATTATCTGAAGGAGACGTTGGGAGCTGAAAGCGCGGGGATCAAGAGCATGGAAAAACTGGTGCTCAGCCGCTTGACCGCGCAAAAGGGCTATGACCTGAACGCCCGGATCGCCCAGATACAGGCCGCCTACAAGCAGAGCTTTGCCCAGGAACTGGATGAAGCTGAAGCCATTGAGGAAATCGTAGCTGACAGCCTGTTTGACGTGTTCACGAAGAAAGAGAACCTGAAAGCGCTGATGGATGAAAACATGAGCGCGGCCCAGAAGTTTGTGGAATGGGTGAAGCGGTTTGCGCGGCAGATGCGCCAGGCGATGCGCCGGATCCGGATGCGCAGCCCGGAGGCACGGGCCATGTGGGAGCAGAACCAAGAGGCTATGAAAAAAGGCCTGAATGATGCGGACAGCATCATCGAGGCCTATAATATGCTGATGGAGGATGCGAAGGAGAAGCGAGCGAATCAGGAGGCGCAAAAAGCGGAGCAGGAGGGCCGGAAGGAGGCGGCCAGTGTTAAATACTCTGCAAAGGATACAGTGAACGATGAAGAGACTATGAGCATAAAAGAACAGATTCGCGCAAACATGAATCAATTAAACGGTATTGAACCTGTGGCAGATATCATGATATCTGATGACATTATAAAAGATAAAAAGAGACTCAGAAAATGGGTTGTTGATTTGCTTGCACCGACTGGATTTAAAGTCGATCGTCAGGGATTTGGCGTTATCGAGTTTAATGAAAAGTCAATAAACAATAGCATGAACTATACAAAAGAAACAGGAGAATTGTGCGCCTTTGCAGCATTGCCTAAAGTATTAAAAAGGGGTATACAGATTGGCGAACATAAAAACCATAAATACCGTTCGTTTGATACCATCACTTTTGCAGCTCCGGTAGTTATTAATGGCAATAGGGGTAATATGGCAGTTGTTGTTAAAGTGATGGGAAGAAACCTTTATAAAACGCACAGAATCTTGCTGCCTGATGGTTCACGCTTTGAGTTTATAGACAACGAAAAAGCAGAACCTAGTCCGGCTGGGGGCGTCGCCGTTTCCGGCTCGTATGCCCAGCCCATCAGTTCTGCTAAAACTAGTATAGCAGAATCAATGGAAAAAGGCAACGGGAAATATTCGTTGCAGAGCGAACTGACCGATACACAGGAATTCAAGTCCGCCGATCCTGTCACCTACGATGACAACGGCGAAGTCATCCCCCTGGATGAGCGGTTCAGCAATGGGAGTGATGACATTCGCTATTCCCTCAAGGACACCAGAGCGGCAAACCTGGATGAGGCGCTGATGGAAAACGCGGCCCTGCGCAAGAGCCTGAACCAGGTGCAGGAGCTGCTGGCCAGCAATCAGGATCGGGTGGTGAACGACCCCAAGGCCATACGTGACCTGGCGGCAAAGCTCATCGAGCAGACGCAGAGCACATACAACGAAGCGCTGCTGTCAAAGAACCTTCGGGACATCTACAACGGGCTGAGCAATGCCCGGGACACCTTTGACCACAGGGCGGCCGTGGAGGACATGGCAGACCTGGCCCGGGCGGTGATCGAGAAATCCGTGCGGATGGACAACAACCTGGCGGAGGAATACGCAGATTTGAGAAAGGAGCTGCGAACCACCAACATAAGCCTGACCGAAAGCCAGATCGCCGAGGCGGCGAAACTGTACGGCAGCTATGAGGACTTTAGACGGCAGTACATGGGACGGCTGCGGCTGACGAAGCCGGAGAATGGAATTAACCTGACGTCAAAGTGGCAGGAACTGAGTGAGCAGTATCCGGAATTCTTCCCGGCAGACACCAACGAGGGCGACATGATCAGCCGTCTGGCGGACGTGGTGGAGGCGCTGAAGCCCACGTATTCCAACATATACGGCCAGAACATGGGCGAGGCCGCCTACGACCTGGCCATGGATATGTGGCAGGGCTTCCTGGAGGTGCCGCAGCTGACGAGCCAGCAGAAAAAGACCATCGCGCAACTGAGAAATGACCTGGCCGAACTGCAGCGGGAGCACAGGGACACCACCTGGAAGTTCAAGCAGATGAGCCAGAAATACGCTGAGCAGGAGAACCGGATCGCCAACATGGCCAATCAGCGCCGGATCAACCAGGAAAAGCTGCAGGCCAAGGCAGAGATCACGCGGATTGTGAAGAGCCTGTCCAAGCAGCTGCTGAAGCCTACCAATCAGCAGCATATACCGAAGCGGATGCGCGGCGTAACGGCGGAGCTTTTGGCCACCATTGATTTTAAGACGAACATGACCGGCGAAAAGGTATCGAAGATCCTTGAAGATCTTCACACCCAGTACCTAGCCGCAGCGGCGGAGGCTGACAACGACGAAACCAACGAGGGCTATACCTTCGATGAGGACGTGGCCGACCTGATGGAAAGCGCTGCACTGATCACCAAGGACGGCAAAAAGCCCCTGAGTGAGATGGGCCTGGAGGAACTGCAGACCGTGCGGGATGCCCTGCGGGCCATGCGGCACATTGTGGCTGATGCAAACGAACTTTTTGTGGACGCCAAAAAGCGCACGGCAACGGCAGCGGGTGATGACACCATCGCAACCTTGAACAGCTGGCGGGGGAAGAACGAGAGCCGCTTCGCGGCAATACGGGCCGCCGGGGATATGCTGCAAAGGGGCCTGATCAAGCCCACATACTTCTTTGAGCAGCTGAAGGGTACGCCGCTGTACGACGCATGGGTGAACATTAGAAAGGGCGAAGGCCAGCACACCCGGCAGATGGCCCAGGCGGAAAACTACCTGCGCCAGATCATGAAGGAAACGGGATACGATCCGAAGGGCTGGAAGCTGGAGGAGGAGCTGAAATTCTCCGACGAGTGGCGGCTGATGGAGGAAGCCAAGGTCAAGGAAGCCAAGCGCCCAATGCTGGTGATGAACCGCGGGGAGCTGATGATGCTTTATGCCACGGCCAAGCGCGAAAAGAACACCGGAACCCAGCACCTGGAAAAGGGCGGCGTGGAGTTTGAAAGCCAGCGCTACGCCAAAAAGGAAAAGAATGCACGGTTCCAGCTGAATTACGACACGGTGATGGCCCTGGCTGAGGGGAACCTGACCAAGGAGCAGCGGGCCTATGTGGACAGGCTGGTGGAGTATCTTTCCACGGTGTGCGCGGCCCAGGGCAATGTGGTATCAAACCGCATGTACGGCATCGACAAGTTCAAGGAAAAATACTATGTGCCTTTCAAAACGGCGGGGAATTACCTGAAAAGCGACCCGGCGGCGGGCGCGGACAGCCGCCTATCTACGGGCAGCTTCACCAAGAACCTGACCGAAAAAGCCCGGACGCCTCTGACCATCAAAGACTTTACGGAGGTATGGTGCGAGCACGTTGAGAAGATGAGCTCTTACGCGGCCTTTGCCCTGCCCCTGGAGGACTTCAACCGAATCTATAACAGCAAGGGCACTCTTGACGAGAACGCGCCCAGCGACCAGAGCGTGAAGGCCAGTATCGCCTATGCCCTGGGACAGCGGGGCAAGGGGTACATTGACGTATTCCTGAAGGATTTGAACGGCAATAACCGAAACCCGCTGGGGTCAGCCACGGCGCTGAACCGGCTGACCAGCCTGGCCAAGGGAACCAGCATCGGTTTTAACCTGTCTGTGGCGGTGCAGCAGATGTCTGCCGGGGTCAGAGCCTACGGCATGATCGATGGCAAGTATGTGGCTGCCGGCATGGCCAAGGGTATCAATTATCCCAAGAGCTACAGAGAACTGAAACAGTATGCGCCCATCGCAGTACAGAAAGAATGGGGGTATTTTGACACCAACATGAGCCGAAGCCTGTATGAGCGGGTGGAGGGAAGCACGCATAAAGGTATCACAAAGCAGAAGATCTCCGACTGGGCGGGCTGGCTGCCGCAGCAGGGCGACCGGATCAACTGGGCGCAGATTTGGGAAGCGGTGAAGCTTGAAACGGCAGATATGTACAAGGATGAGTTTGAAAAGGGATCGGAAGCGCATTTGAAGAAAGCCGGGGAACGGTTTACGGAGGTGATTGATCATACTCAGGTGGCTGACAGCGTATTTCAGCGGGCCGAATGGGCCAGAAGCAAGGACGGCCTGACCAAGGCGCTGATTTCCTTTATGAGTGAGCCTATCACCCAGTATAATATGCTTTGGTCCGCGGCCAACAAATTTGCCCGGGCAAAGGGGATGGACAAAGGCCCGGCCAAGGCGGCGCTGATTAAAAGCGGTCGCAAGATGGTCAGCGCGGTTATAACATCGATGGTGTTCAACAGCGCTTTGCAGGCGCTGGCGGCAGCCCTGCGCGACCGGGAGAACGAGAAGAAGGAAAAGGACGAGGACGGAAAGGACGTGATTGTAGGCGTCAAAACCTATGGCGACAAATGGAAGGACGCCTTTATCGACAACATGATATCAGCGCCTTTGAGCATGCTGCCCTATGTGTCGGACATTGCATCCATGATTGAGGGCTTTGAACCCAGCCGACTGGATATGCAGGTGCTGTCAAAATTGGTGAAGGCCGGCACCTACTGGTGGGATGTGATCAGCGGCAAAAAAGAACTGGATGCCTGGAAGGGTATCTATAACATTGCCGACGCCATTTCCTACGCGACGGGTATGCCCATCAGCAATGTGATGAGGGACGGATATGCGGCCTATCAGACAGGCTATGAGGCCATCAACGCCGGTCTTTTGCCGGGGACGGCCTGGGATAAGGGGAAGACGGTTAAAGAGCGCCTGAAGGCCGCTGAGGCTAACTATGTGATGAAAAAGGTGGAGGGCGACAAACGAAAGGTTAAAACGGAGGTGTATTACGACCTGCTTTTGCAGGCCTGGTATGAGGGCGGCCCGGAAAGCGCTGATTTCGGCGCGGTGCTGAAAACCATGACCGGCCAGGGTGCGACCTCGAACACCATATACTCGGGATTCAAAAAGCGGCTGGCCGAGACGGAAGAACTGGTAGCGCAGGGGGCAAACGCTCTGGACGCGGAGGACTACGCGGCCTATGAAAAGGCCTATACCGGCCTGGTCAACAAAGATATCCCGTTGAACATGGCGCTGGAAATGATCAAGAGCGCCGTACCCAAGGAAGAAACAGTGACCGATGCGGAGGAGGAATTGAAAGCTGCTATCAAAAAGTTTACCACCGGCGATGAAAAGAAAGGCGTAGCCGGCACGGCCTACGGATACACGGATCTGATCAACGCCATGGAGAGCGGAAACGACGCGAACCGGGATCGGGTGCTGGATACCTTTGAAAAAGCGGGGATTAAGGAAAGCTCTATACGCAGCCAGGTGACCCAGGAATACAGGAAACGCTATCTGGCGGCGTTGAACGGCGGCGACACAAAGGAAGCCAACCGCATTAAAAAGCTGCTGATGGCATCGGGTCTGGACTATGACGAGGAGGACTTCACCACCTGGTGGGAGGATGACGCCTTTGAGCGGCTCTACGAAGCGGTGGAGAATGGCCAGATTGGGGAGGCAAAGAAGATACGCCAGAGCGTAGCGACCCGAACCGGGGACGACGACGCGGCCTGGAACCGAATCACCAGCTACTATGCCCGCAAGTATAAAGACTTGTACAAAAAGGACTACAAGGCGGCCATTCAGCTGAAAGGCCGGTTGATTCAGCTGGGTGTGTATGAGAGCACTATTAAAAAATGGGAGAGGCAGGCCAACGAGAAAAAATAAGACCGGCAGGGGGGCGAAATTTGCTCCCCTGTTTTTTTATGCTGATAGGGAAAGGGGGTGCTCGGATGCCGACGGCAAAGCTTGAAACGCCAAAGCAGGGAATGTCAACCATGGAAATGAACCGGTATTTGCAGCGGCTGGTGAAGGATCTTCAATATCTTTTGAACAACCTGGATTCAGCCAACGTAGGCAAACAGGGCTTTATGGCGGCGCAGGTATCGGACTTTGGCAGCCAAACAGTGAAAGCCTTTAAGGGCGAGTTTGAAAAGGCGAGGGCCGGAAAAGTGGACGCGCAGTACATCAGTGCGCTGGTGGCAAAGCTGGCTCAGGCGGATATTGATTACGCAAAAATAGACGCGGCTAAAATTAAGAACCTGACGGCGGAAGTGATCAAGGCTATTTCCGGCGAGTTTGAAAGCATAGCGGCGGGCGCGGTGGATGCCTACGAACTGACCGCCAACCTGGGCCGCCTGATACAGGTGGAGGCGGAAAAGGTGGAGGCCGACGAGGCGGCGGTGAGCATCCTAAACAGCGCTATCAATTACTCCATTAACCTGTGGTCGCAGATGGCCGGCATTGATATGCTGACCGTAAAGGATATGACGGCAGACCGGGCAATCATTCGGCAAGGCGCAGCGGGAGAGTTTTACATGGACAATTTAACGCTGACCGACGGCAATGCGGCCCGGATGAGCATCGGCAAGCTCCTTATGCAGGATGAAGAAACCGGCGAATGGTACAGGATCACGGTATCGGATGACGGGGTATCGGCTATCAAGGAGCGGGCTTTGGTGACGGACACCAACGTAGATGACAATACCCTGAGCGGCGACAAGATACTGGACGGGTCGCTGAATGTGCGCAAGCTGGCCGCTGAAACCTTCTCGGCCAATGAAGCGTTTCTGGTTCAGCTGGTGGCGGGCCTAGCAAAATTCGGCACGCTGACCGCCAATGAGGCGATTATGCAGGAAGTGCAAGCGGCGCTGATCAAGGCCAATGACGCGCTGCGGATTGTGATCGAGCAGGGGCCGGACGCCCTGGAAGGCCTGAATAAGTACTTCGACTTTTCGGACGGCTTGCGCATCAGCGCGGACGGGTCGAACTTTTCTTCAAAGTGGACGGAGCAGATGCTGGGGTTCTACCAGTCCGCAAAGCTGGTGGCCTACATCAGCAACAATATGTTCCACGCAGACCGTATGAAAGCCAATATTCGACTGGAAGTAGGGGACTGGTCGGTCTCGACTGATAAGCCAGGTCATTTCACCATCAGGAGGGGATAAACAATGCCGTCGATGACCATTACCATCACAGACGTGCCAACATTTGCCGCAGTACCAATTGGGTACTCGTTCACCGGAAAAATTAGCCTCCCTGAGGTCATAAATGGGCCGATACAAATTAACAGCGGTCAGCTCCATTATCATTATGGCCGAGTATATATGTCAGGACCTTACTTAAAAGCCGTGTGCGGGGATACGACTTTCCGTACAGATGTAATTAGTGCAGCGGTTGACAAAACCGCACGGCTGCGCAATCCTCAGGCAATCGGCTGGGTCGCAGGTACAGACCATATCCTACGCCAAAATGGACGCACCATTACATTTACCGTTGACCGAGCAGTATCCACATCCAATAATGTGCTGGACAGACCCTACAGCGCGGATATGACCCTGGATATCAACTATACGCTGCTGTACGAAAAGAGCCCGTTTACGCTGTCTGCAAGCGCACTAGATTTAGGGCAGGCGCTGACTGTGAATGTTGGGTCAAATGCGGTCAATGGAGCGTTTACCCACAAAGCAACGCTGACGCTTGGGGGGCTGACCATAACAGGCAGCCGAACCGGGCCGGGAGCCATTACCCTGGCAGTACCTCGCACATATGACTGGCTGGCAGCCATACCCGACGCAACGCAGAAAACGGCAACCGTGACCCTGACCACAACCGGCAATGGCCAAACCGGGACAGAGAGCAAGTCGGTCGTGCTTAATGTACCAGCAGACATTGTGCCGGCCGTAGGCTCCGTTTCCGTGGCTCGCATAGATGGACGAGTACCGGAGTCGTGGGGGCTGTTCTTGAAAGGTGAAAGCGCGGCGCGGATTAGCATAGACGACGCATCCCCCGGTGCGGGGAGCACGATACAAAGCTATCGAATATCTGGCGCGGGTTTTGCAGCAGATGCACAGACCCTGATAACAGGTAAGATCCAGGCAGCAGGCCAGGTGACCTTTACCGCAACCGTGACCGACAAACGAGGTCGGACTGGGTCAAAGCAAGTGGCCATCGAAGTGCAGGACTACCACCTTCCCCGTCTGACCGGTTTGACCATCGAGAGATGCGACGAGTACGGCGTGGCCGTTGACGATGGCTTGTATATGACGGGTAGCGCAGGATTCGCCATCACAGAGATAGCGGACAACGCTCCGATCTTTAAATTGTACACCAACGGGGTGCTCATCACGCCAACCGTGCAGAGCGTGGAGGAGGTATACCACTTCCAGGCGGCGGGGCCTTTTGACACGGTCAAGAGCTATGACATCACCTTGGAGGTCTATGACGCGGTAACCATCGCCAGCGCTGCGCCAGGGAGCTTGACGGAGAAGCTTCCGTCGGCTACCACATGGCTGGATGGCCTGTGGGACGAAGATCAGCAGGATTACGGCGCGGCCTTTGGCGGGTATGCCCAGCAAGCCAAGCGCCTGTCCATCCCGGAGGACTGGGCTTTTTACCGTGGGGAGGAAGGACAGTCCATCCATATTGGCGCAGACGATCCTAAGGAGGGCGATAGTGTATGGATAGACACTGGTGCAACGGGAGCCCCTGGCGGTGGGGGTGGCGGGGGTAGCGGGGTTAGCGGAAGCGTATCCTACGGAATCGGCGATGTGTTTATAAGCGCCAACGCTACCAGCCCAGCCGCACGATTCGGCGGCACATGGGAACAGATAAAGGACAAATTTCTGTTAGCAGCTGGCGATACCTACACCGCAGGAAGCACGGGCGGCGAAGCAACACACAAGCTCACTAAAGGTGAAATGCCACACCACACCCACCCGCTGCCCGTTACAACCGGTTCTGGCCTTCTTACTATTCCAGAATGGACTATACGGTTGACGGACGGCTCGTGGATATCGCAAGGCACGGTACTTAATAATGTGAATGCGGGAGTATCCGCAGGAACAGGCGAGTCTCTGGCACACAACAATATGCCTCCGTATGAAGTATTCTACGCATGGAAGAGGGTGGCATAAATGGCAGCTCTTAAATACCGGGTAAACGGCGAATGGCACACGCTCCCAACTGGCGTGTCGTATGAAGTTGGTGACATATTTATAAGCACAAACGCTACCAGCCCAGCCGCACGGTTCGGCGGGACATGGACGCAGCTGACGGATCGTTTTCTGGTGGGTGCAGGCAGTAGCTATGACGTGGGGGCCACAGGCGGTGCATCTACGCACACGCTAACGGCAAAAGAGATGGCAAGGCATCTGCACGAAGGGGTATATGTAGACGGAAACTCGTCTTATGAGGTCTATTACAACGGTGGTGGTACGGGTACGATCACTTCAAACGCTGGCTATGTCAACGTTACAAGGGAAGTGGCTGGCACACATCACTTTAAAACAGGCTTTAGCGGGGAGGGACAGCCTCATAATAATATGCCCCCATACCTGGCGGTGTATATGTGGCAAAGAACGGCATAAGGAGGGAAAAGGATGAACTATGAAGTTTATGACCAAAATGGCAATTTGCTGGAAGAATATGACCTGACTTTGGGTAGGCTGGAAGCGTCCACACGCATTGAGCATCACCCGGCCATTGAGGGCGTTGAAGAAGTCTGGCATTGGGAAGTTGTTCGGGAATACCCCAACGGCGGCAAGGATGTGGAAAAGGTGATAGACGTTCCCGGCGTTGCAGCACAAGAAGCCTGGGAGGAGGAAATCCCCATTTACATCTATATCCCCTACACACAGGCAGAGCTGGACGCTATCGAGGCCGAGAAGAACAAGCCGAGCCTGGAAGAGGAAGTGGCATCTTTAAAAGCGCAGCTGGCGGCCTATGAGGCGGCCTATCGAGAGGGGGTTAATGAGGCGTGAGCTTGACGGACGTGTTTCGCAGCCTGGGCCGGGCGGACGCCCAGGCATTGCGCAAAGAGGCGGGGAACCTAACCGGTACTCAGATTATTGATCGGGAAGTGAGCATCCCCGCCTTTGATCCTCAAAAAGATTACACGGGCTGGCCTGTGGGTGCGCCGGTAACGGATGAGGGGCAGGTGTGGGCGCTGATCCAGCCTTATAATGCGGCCCATTACCAGGGCAGACCCAGCACCCTGCGGGCGATATGGGGGCTATTGCACACCACCAACCCCCAAAGGGCAAAGGCGTGGGTGCCTCCGTTAGCCCAAAGCGGATTGTATCTGAAGGATGAGTGCTATAAGGATGAGGCTGGCCGGGTGTGGCGCTGCCTGGCAGAAAAGACGAATTACCGGGCGGTGGAATACCCGGCCCATTGGGAGGAGGTTGTGCTGGATGGTTGATGTTAAAACATTCGTGGAGAATGTGCGGAAAATAGCCTCTGAGCGCCCGACATATCGCCTGGGTGGAGACGGTTCAGACGGAACCTGTGACTGCATCGGCCTGATCATAGGCGCTCTTGAAAGAGCTGGCGAGAAGTGGGACGGCACGCATGGCACCAATTTTGCGGTGCGAAACCGAATGGCGGACGTTATCAAACAGGTGGAGGCTGCCTCGCTGGAGCTGGGCTGGGCAGTGTACAAAGCCAAATCGCCCGGGGAGGCGGGATATGATCTACCTAGTAGATACGATAACCACCCCGACCGGATGGACTACTACCATGTGGGAGTGGTGACCGGCATAGAACCCCTGGAGATTACACACTGCACCCAAAGCGGCAGCGTGGACGGCATAAAAAAAGACAATAAGCAGGGACAATGGCTGTATGCAGGGCCGTTGAGCCTGGTGGATTATGGAGAGGAGGCGGTGAGCATGGCGACGGCAACCGTGAGGGCAAGCAGCGGCAGCACTGTGAAAATGAGGGCGAAGCCAAGCACGCAAACGGGACTTTATTGGGAGGTGCCTGTGGGCGCCAGTGTAGCGCTGCTGGCCCAGAGCGGCGAGTGGAACCAAATTTACTACAACGGAAGGACAGGCTATATGCAGAGCCGTTTCCTGGATGCGGGCGAAAAGGAGGTGAGCGAAAGTGAAACGGGACTGGTAATAACGTTAAGCCGCAGCGCTGCCAATGAACTGATGGATGCGCTCAAAGCGGCGGGGATCCAGTAAAGCAAAAGAAAGTGAGGTAAACCGGATGTGGGATAAGGTTGTAAAAACAATGGCGGCTATCGCAGGTGCGGTGGCCGGGCTGTTTGGAGGTTTTGATACCATGCTGCTGGTGCTGGTGGCCTTTATGGCCGTGGATTATGTGACGGGTCTTGTGGTGGCCTGGATGGGAAAAAGCCACAAGAGCGACAGTGGGCACCTGGACAGCAAGGTGGGGTTCATCGGCATAGCCAGAAAGGGGCTGATGATCCTGGTGGTATTGGCTGGTGCGCTGCTGGACCGGGCCATGGGCACGGAAACATCGGTATTCAGAAATATGGTGATATGGTTTTACATTGCCAATGAGGGTTTAAGCCTGCTGGAAAACCTGGCATTGGCTGGGGTGCCCTTCCCGGCCAGGTTAACGAAAGCCCTTGAACAGCTTAAAGAGAAGAACGACGAACCGCCCGACGAGGTAGACTGAGGCAAAGGGGGGATGCTATGCACACCATCCCTGAGATCAACGGTATTATTAACGACAATGTGCGCTCTGAGCGGGATCGGGGGATCCTTCGCCGGGTAATGGTGGACGGGATCGCCTATGAGCAGACGGCGGAGGAGTTCCGGATCTGCCGGAATACCGTTTACAACGTGATGCGCAAACACAAAAACCTATTCGATTAAGAGGGCCGCCCTTGTGGGCGGTTCTTTTTGTGCTGCATTTGTGATTCTCTTGGGATGATAATGGGATGGTTTTGGCTCGTTAACCTGCATCTTTTTTGAGAAAATGCAGGTAAGGATAGCGGCCGCGTCCTGAATAATTCCGTAAGGAGGGGATTCTATGAATTATGCATCACGAGGTTTGGGTGCTACGGCTGCCGCGCTGGGCGGCTCTGCGCTGGGTGTGGCGCTGCTGGGTGGTAATGGCATCCTGGGTAATCTTTTTGGGGGCAATAGCTGTTGCTCTGAAAACACTCCTGTGAGCCGGTACGAACTGGGCCAGCAAAACGAGATTTCCAAGCTCCGGTCTGAAAACGATTTGCTGAAGGCCATCAAGTACACCGATGAAAAGGACGCTGAAGTGTACGCTGCGCTGAATAACGAAGTCAAGGACATTCGAAAGGAGCTTCGGGATATCGCTGTGTACCAGGCCACCAACACCGCGACCGTGGGCTGCCTGGCCAACCAGGTGAACGGGCTGCAGCAGGTGCTTGGCAGCATTACTAAGACCGTGGTGCCCAATGGCGCCATTTGCCCGGGCTGGGGTGACGTGACCGTAACCATCACGCCCACCACGACCACTACAACGGCTGCTGCTAACGGCTAAAGAAGGAGGTGCACATGGTGGAGATCGCAAGGATTAAGGATGGCGTGATGGCATATGCCACAAGGTACATGATGCCTAAAATGGACAGCAAGGGACAGTTCATACTGGGGCTTGCTCTTGGGGCGGTGTCGGGGCGTGTTGAATCGATCATCGGCAATCTTGCCGAGAATGAGACGGTCAAAGCTCTGGGCATTATCCGGGAGGGCCAGGTGGATTGGGATACTCTGTACAGCGCCGCAATGGCGCAGATGCAGCGGCAAAAGACGCTTGTGTGGGATGTGCCTATGCTGGGCCGCCTGACCTTTGATGAGCAGGATCTGCGCGATCTCCATATGTGTATCAAAGGAGGGATCAACTGATGGAGATGATGGAACTCTTGATGGATGTCCGCAAAGAATTGCGAGGGGCAGAATACTACGCCAAGGAGGCAAAGAAACACCGTGGCGAGTATCCCGAGCTGGCATCCGCATATCATCGGATAGCCCAGGAGAAGCTGACGCAGGCCCAGGAGCTGGGCAAACACGCAGAGCGGATGGCCCAAAAGATGGGCATGGTGCCTGTGTGGGATATCGAAAGCCAGATGATGGACATGGATATCGAAGACGTCATGCGATGCCTGAACCATCACAAATAAAAAGAGCCCCGCCTTTGGGCGGGGTTTTGTGTAGATATCATTTTGCATAAAACACTTATAACGCGAAATGATATCTACACAGGATATAAATTATTTCAGCTTGGGAAAGATCTTCAGGCTGAAGGAATTGGGGGAGGAGTAGACGTGGCCGCGGATGATGTTGCCCTGGGTGGACTTGGTATAGACGATCTTAGAGATGCAGTTTTTGAGCAGGTTGTTTTGCTCGGCGGGGGAGGAGGAGGCGTAGACGTCAAGCAGACGGATGATGGCCGGGGCCAGCTCTGCTTTTGTGCAGTAGGCGGGGAGGGAGGAAAGGCGCTGCTGCTCGGTGGCCAGGGAGGCGTTGACTTCCTGGAGGCGCAGGTGGAGTTTGACGTAGCGTTCGTTATACTGTTCGATGGTGTAGACGCCCTGCTCAACCAGGTCATGGAGGCGGTCGATTTGCTTTAAGAGCTTGTCACGCTCGGATTCCATACCGGAGATGGCAGAGAGGATGAAGGACCGGTCATCGTTGGCGGGATCGGAAGCGGGGGCGGAGGATTCGCCCACGTCATCGAGCCAGGAGCGCAGGGTGTTGAGAACCGTTTCTTCAACGGGGGCGCGATAGGTTTGCACCGTTGGGCAGCCCCGGGTGAGGCATTTAATGTGTGCGGGCTGGCGGCCGCAGGCGGGCAGGTGGGACATGACGTGGCCGCACTCTGAGCAGACCACAAGCCCGGCCAGGGGATTGGCCAACTGCGCGTCCTTGCGGACGGGGATATGCCGATCGAGAGACACGCCGCGCAGCTTTGACTGGACACGATAGAAGGTATCCTCATCGATGATGGCGGGGTGGAGGCCGTCGGTCAATTCATAATCAGTATGATGCACGGTGCGTTTTTGCAGGCCGGTGGGTGTGATGACCCGCTCGGTTTTATTTTTGCCCCACTGGATCTTGCCGATATAGGCGGGATTGGTGAGCATCCGATGGACGCGGCAGCCATCCCAGTTGGAGCCGTAAAGGCCCAGGGGGATATGCAGATCGGACAGGCGGTTGCCAATGGCGGTGATGCCGGCGGGCTGGCCGTTGATACCGTGAAGATACCAATCATACACCTGACGAACCACGGCGGCTTCCTCCGGGAAGATCTCCAGGGTAAACCCTTTTTCACGGGGGAGCTTAACGCGCCGGTAGCCATAGGGAGCCTTGGACACGATCCATTTGCCCTCCTGACGGGATTGAGCGCGGCCGCCCTGCATGCGCCGGTGATGGGTTTTGAACTCCTGGCGGCTCATGAAGAGGGAGAATTCAAAAAAGGTTTCATCGGTCTGATCATCGGCGGGGTTGTAGGTTTTGGTGGGCGTGATGATTTTGGCCCCGGAGGCTTTAAAAGCGTGGGCGATGTAGCCCTGATCCATGGCGTCGCCCCGGGAGAGGCGTTCCACTTCCATGACGTAGACGCCAAGCCAGCGACCGGCGGCAAGGTCGGCCAAAAGCTGCCGGGCCTGGGGGCGCTCAGAAAGGGTCTCGCCGGAAACGATTTCCTCATAGATGTGGCCGATGGGGTGCCGGTTGTGGGCGGCCAGGGCGGTGAGGATGGAGCGGTGGCGGGAGAGGGTTTCGCCCTCGCCCCGCTGCTCGGCTTCATAGTCTGCACGGGATTTGCGCAGATAGATGCAGTACATGGGATCACTCCTTATAGCATCCAGGGTGGAGGAATAAACCAGCCCAGCAGGAGGGCAACGATCACAACAGCAATGCAGCCCCAGGAAAGCAAGCGATAGCGGCGGTGGATATCGCGGCAGTGTTGGTCGTGGGCTTCGTCAAGCGTGGAGGCGGAGGCTTCGGCTTCCAGAACACGGGTGGTGAGCTTAACGATTTCGGCGTCTTTTTGCTCTACAAGGCGTTTGAGATACAAAGTGCCTTTGTTGTACTTGTCCTCAAGGGCTTCAAGGGCAGTTTTAAAGCCGGCTTGCTCGGCAATTCGCATTTCCTTTGCGTGAGCGAGCCGATCAGCAAACTCTTTGCGCATGGCTTCCTTTTCGGCGGCAAAGTCAGCAAGAAGCTCCTTGGCGCCTTTATAGTCGATCTGTTCAGAATCGGCAAATTCCTGCTTGCCGATTTGGGAATAGAAGATGCGGGGATCCTCCTGCAAACCTTTTTCGATGATCAGTTCAAGATCTGTTACGGTAGGTTCCACCTGGCCGGTGAAGATCCGTTGCAGGGTGGAGACGGACTTGGCACAGTCGATGCGAAGGCGCAGCTCCTCATAAGAGATCTTTTTACGGTCTCGAGTGGAAGATAGGTAATCCAGGAGAATTTTTTTCACAACGCCACCTCATTTGTTTAATTTCCCATATGTTATGGCCTGATATTGCGCCGGGCGGGACGTTTTGCAGATTTTACGATGGATTTCCCACCCGGAATGGATTAGGATTAAGGTGCAGAACGGTACAACTTCACAAAAGGAGGAATGAAAATGAAGTACAAACGGAAGATGACGCTGTACCAGGAGGGACGCAAAATTTTTTACAGGCCGGGGAGCAAGGCCCCCAAACGTTTCTAAGAGTTTATCACGTCAACCCAAAGGGCACAAGAGAACGAATGTTCGATAAGGAGGAACCGCTGATGAAGGACGGCAGCATGGAAGTAAGGAAGCGGATCAGGGAGCTGGCTAACCGGGTGGAGGATGAAATGGTATTACGGCGAGTATGGAAGATCCTCGAAAGAGCCTATAACAGCCAGTGAAAGTGTTCTATGGTATAGAACGCAAAAAGGAGCCCCGGCAGCGTGATGCTGCCGGGGAAAATAGTAGGGGGGCGAAAACTTGGGTGGGGATATTGTAAGGTGAGGTAAAGGAGGTGGCTGATATGAACGAAAAAATAAGCTTCGAGGAGGAACGCATTACAGCTGTATTGGATTGGGGAACCATTAAAGCGGAGCTTGTATATTGGCTGCAAGCTCTTGAAAAATTTGAGCTTGAAAGATACATGAACGACAACGGAGCTCAGGAGGCATTGTGCGAGAGTATCATGCTGCTACGCAAAGCATTGGGGCTGGAGGAAGTAGCGCCGGGGTATGGTGAGAATGTACTTCAGGCCAGAGAATGGGTCTTTGAAAGGATCCTCAAAGAGGCATCCAATAATCATGCTTTGAGCACAGCACGAAAGATAAATGCGGAATTAAAAGGCTGGGAATGGACATGCAATGGGATTTTGAGCCGTGAGCTAAAGTCAAATCTTCTAAAGAAAACTTGGACTCATCATAGATAATCGTGACAGTGTTGCTCATGGGGATCAATGTGTCAGGGCGGGACTGCATTCGCTGAAAAAGAGAAGCAGCAGAGATGAACCTATTCATCCCCTTTTTAGCAGTAAACAAGGGATCATTTGTGTAAATGCCATGATCATCGATGCCGGTCAGAACAATGGAGTGAGCATCTTTGAGATCTTCAGTCCAAAGATTGATAATTACATCGATGTTGTTTTCAAGGCAAAGAGAGAAAAACGGTAGAGGATCCTTAATACTGGCTGAGAATGAGGAAAACCCTCTGGACTGAGCATCCAGAGATAGATTTTTTAGTGCACACACTTTTTGAGAATAGTCGGAGAGATAGAATTGGAAAACATTGCTGATAATCTCATCGACCGGAACAGAAAGATTTCGGTGCTCGTAAACCATTTGCAGGCAGTGAGCGCTGCATGTGCGTTTGTTTGGATCCTGCTGGCTATGGGGATAGAAAAGCTTCATAAAAACTCCTTTCTGTGGGGGATTACATGACATTACGATCAAAAGAGGTTAAAAATGAGCGTAAGGATAGCAAGTAAAATAGAAATGGCCATCGCAAAGAAACTGGATGTATATATGTCGGAGATAAGGGCGTACGCAGAAATGAACGTATGGCCGCCATATACGTTCGACGTACCAACTTTGGAACAGACGTGCTGGACCTGGCGGCACACGAGGATAAGAAACTGCTTATCTGGTGACGATGCAAAACCGCTGGCATGGGATCCGTGGGAACAGCGATTACAGGAAATAAACGCGCGGGCCGGATATGGTGATCAGAGCGTCCTTGCCTTTCGTGAGCGACTCAAGCAAAACAGGAAGATCCCCCGCAGACAAAGTCTGTTTATAAGCGGTATTAAACGAAGAAACAAGGTCTTCGCCTAAAATGTAATCTCCATTGCTATCGGTATGCAAGGGAATCCCTTTAATCGTGTCGATTGAGGGATCCTTGTAAGTTTTTAAATAAGCGCATTGAAGCTGAAGGGCATACTGGATAAGTTGAGAGTTCATCATCGAATTCATTCCTTTCCTGGTAGATAGGTGGATGAGAAACAAATGGGCTGAAGTGTTGCGAAAAGGGAGAACTTCTTATACCATGTAATTAGCGCAAAAGAAGCGGGTTTGTCGGCAAGCCAGACAGGAGAAAAAATGAAAAACAAAGAGAAGGTTGTGAAAATTTGAGAGTTACGGATGGGCTGCATGGTTCTTTTTTAAAGGATGGCACTCAAGTATCTCAAGAGCGACATTCTGATAAATGGGATCGGCGGCGCGAGAAGCTTTGAGTAAGCGAAACTCAAACTCTGAGAGGGCGCTGATTCGGGGGGAATCCAATCCCAGAAGCCAGGTCTCCGTAACATTTAGTGCCATTGCAAGAATTGTGAGTTTGAATTGGCCGGGAATGACCTTCCCATTGACGTATTGACTGAGATCGCTTTTCGAGATACTGACACCGTATTCTTTAGAAAATGGTTTGCACATATCCAGAATGTCAGTTTGTCGAAGATTGCGTAAAGCCATGATTTCTTTTAGACGTTGAGATGTGGTTGAGATACTAGCCATATAACATCCCCCTTTCGAATGAGAGTATAGTTGCGAAAAAAGAGAACTTCTTATACCATGTAATTAGCGCAAAAGAAGCAGGTTTGTCGGCAAGCCAGACAGGAGAAAAAATGAAGAAGGAATACATGAGCTTTCCGAATGAAAGGCACATAAAGGGAATCTATGTGAGAAAACACGGAATCCTTTATATTAATCTGGCTGCGTATAGTTGGGCGACTGTTTACATATTATCGACGCAATGAAGAAAGAGGCCGAGTGGTAACTAGCAAAAGAAGGAACAAGGCAGGACACTTCTTTCAGGGATGATGATCGGGGGATTTGTCAGAGTTGGTAACAGGCGGATCCGAAGCAGACGGGGTGAGAGAAAACTTTATGATATTATCCGGGAGGGGGATATAGCCATGTTTTTTGTAATAATAGGAGAGGTCATTATATCTGTCAAACCAAGTGCGGTCTGGCAACACATCGGGATGGCAGTAGAAGCAGCGGCGCTGGGGAAGGGACGTATCGAACACGTGCACGGGTTTAACCGCATACTGGCAATCGGCTGAATGATATTTTTCGCTGTTGGCGCTGTAAACGTAGCGGGTATATTTAGGGCCCCAGCCCTCGCGGTTCTTTTCTTTTGGCCATCCATCGGCCCCGATCTCGGTATCATCAGGCATACCGCTAAGATCTCTCAGAGAATGGGATTCATAGTAGGCGCGACGGTCACATCGTTTTTTCAAATTAGCAACCTGCGCTTCAAGCTTGCGGACGGAATCGGTAGCCTTTTTGAGTTCGTGATTCTTTTTTCCGAGCTGAGATTCCAGATTGCTACAGCGGGAAGCCGTTGAGCTTAATAATGCATTGGCGTGGTCAAGCTCTTGTTTTAAAGACGCTTCCTTTGAGGAGGGATGATGAGTGCTTGGCAGCCTGGAGACCAAAGAATCAGAGTAATCTTTTTCCTGGTAGAGTTTTGACCTGGTTGCATCAAGATCTTTTTGAAGAGAGCGCACTTTCAGATGATAAAAGAAAAGTGCGATAAGGGCACCAATAAAAACAAACAGCAACATATCGGGTGCTTCCGATGTGGAAGAAAGAGCCCGGGAAGCGGCGGGGGCAGAAGCGGAGGAATGGGTGGAGGAACTGGAACGGCTGGAACCGGAATAACTGGAAGTGCCGGAATGACTTGTTATGGAATAGCTGGAAGAGCCGGTATGACTTGTTGAGGAATAGCCGGTAGAAGGTTTGTAGGTAGGCCGTGAAGTTGGTCGGGGAGTTGCGGCGAACAAGGCAGAGAACGCGGAAAAAGAAGAGGGGATTTTTGATTTGGTATTATCCTTGTTATCGTATGGGCAAACGCCGCCAGGGTGCTGATGGGCGCTGTAGCCGTGGTGATAGTGATATTCACCGGTGCTGCGGTTGTAATGCCCTCCATTGCTGTCTGTGCCGCCAGGATGCGCAAGGGCGGTGGAGGAAAAACAAAGAAAAAGCAGCGCTATGATGAGGGATTTGCGGCGCAAGGGAATTCCCCCCAATATAAGGAAAAATGTATAAAAATATCATACAGCAAGCAGGAAAATAGAACAAGAGAACGAATGTTTGCATTTAGGAAAACAAAAGGCGGGGAGCATATGAAGGCAAAGTATAGGCAGTGGATTAAGGAACTGGTTGATCGCGTTAATGATGAATCGGTGCTCAGGCGGGTATGGAAAATACTTGAGCGGACAATCGTGGGAAAATGAAAAATCCGGGTGCATCAGGCACTCGGATTTTTTTGTTTGTCTAATTCGGCTTGAATGGCGGCGAACATTTCCCGCATGGCATCCCATCCGCCGGGGGTTTTAGCAATGCCGCGGATGACGGCCTTAACGAATTCATTATCACCGGCCAGGACGGCGTCGATGATCTCATCGTCTTCATCAGGTGGCAAGCGCATAGGGCCTTCGCCGGTTTCAAGCCAAGGACGGCGCACATTGAATTCCTTGCAAATGGCACGGATGGTTTGTTCGCTCGGATTATTAACACCAGATTCTAAATGGGTGACGCTGGGGCCGGATATGCCGATTCGAGAACCAAAGGCGCGTTGGCTTAAAGCTGCATCGGTGCGGACTTGTTTAATACGATCTTTCAAAGTAATACCTCCTTTCGAAGGGCAGTATATCATGAAATGCTAATTAAAGCAACAAAATTTTTAATTTAGTATTGACAACGATAATTAAATAAGCTATTATTGCTAATGTAAATAGCGATTAGAGATAATCTAAATATCAGGAGGTGGAAAATACATGACCAGCAGCGACAAGATGGAAGTGATGCAGATGTTTGGCAGTTTTACGCCGGAAATGCGGATGGCGTTTGCGGCAGGCCGGGTCTGCGGGGAACTGGAGCGCAAGGCGAAGGGAGGCAGCGCCCATGATGGGTTGGGTACGCAGGAAGAAGGAAGCGCGGAGGAGGATAGTGATGATGGAAAGCACGGTTAAAAAGGTACGAACCACGATCACGGTAGATGAAGAGACCTACAACAAGATTTTGAGGCTTCGGGGGACTGACGACCGGTATCTGCGCATGAGCGTGAGCGGCATTGTTGAGGACATGATTAAGCGGCAGCTGTGCGGCGGGGCTGACCAGCGCCCGGCATGATGGAGGGGAATGAAGGTGAAGAAATGGCGGCCAGTAGGATTCTTTCAGGATTTGCTGGGGCCTACAATTCAATATACCGGGCCTGGATGTGAAATGGACGAGATTGACCATTCAGAGAAAGAAAGCCTGACAGCGGAAGAAATTGAGGATCGGGAACAATACGCGGACAAATATCAGATTGATCATGTGTTTGGGATACCTGTTTGTGCTCTGAGTGCCATTGCTGAAGGACCTGTGAGCAGTGATGAAGATCGGATGTTAATTGATTTGATGAATGGGTGCGGAAGAGGAAGGAGATTCGCGTTGTGCCCCACGGCGCGAGGACTTGTGGAGGAAATGTGGAAGCGTCAAGCTCTTGCTGTAAAGCATGAAAATCTCTTCGTGCACGCTTGCCTTGCGGGGGAGAAACTTCAAATCTACGATCCCAGGCACAATGCCAGCTGGACGCTTCTCCCTGAAGAGTGGTGGAGAGAGACGCCCCTCCCACCTGGAGCGGTTTGCGAGATGCGTTATGAACCACCAGAGACAGGACAATGGCTTTGTAATTGCCGGGATAAAGAAGGGAAGAAATAGTTGCGTCAATGATGCGGCAATTGATGCGACGTTCCCAAAGGCTATGAATGGCAATGGAAAGAGAAAGCAAAAAAGACAGAATGCTGAGTATGATCGAAATGGGTTGATACATAAAAACATCCTTTCATTTGGAGGTGGGGGCATATGGATCTGAAAGAATTGCGAAAAAGCGCCAATATGACGCAGAAGGAGGTAGCGAAGAAGGTAGCGATACGACGCGCTTCTTATGCGAATATTGAGAATGGGAGCCGCAAACCATCTGTGAAAGTTGCAAAGCGGGTAGCGAAAGTTTTGGGCTTTGAGTGGACCCAATTCTATGAATAAGTGAAGATCGTGGAAGGGGTGACAAGATGCGGAAAAGCGTTATACGAATCAAAAATCAGCTGTTGACGCCGCCCTATTACATAGAGCTGGTGGAGGCGAATGAAAGGTGATGCACCTTTGACAAAAGGTGCATCACGGGATGGAGAAAGGTTGGTGCTCATAAAGAACTCCTTTCAAAAGGACGGTGAAGTATGAAACGGTTGAGATGGATTAAGGCATATCTATTATATAAATTCTGGCAGAATATTGAAAAATCCTGCCGAAGGATGGCGGTTTGGTGCGAGGAATGGAAGCGAAGGCGCAGTATGTGGTGATAGGTGAACTTTGAGGAGGATAGTGATGATGGGTAAGGCTTTGGAAACTTTGGAAATGGGCATGGAGCTGGTACTGGAAGAAATGAAGGCGGCAAAGGACATAAACGACTTTGTGGGGCTGGGCGGCTTGCTCAGCGCACTGGGCGACGCAGCGGCGAACCTGGGGAAGAACGAGCAGGAAGTGGAAGGCGTAAAACAGCTGAATAATATGCTTTCCATGCTGAAGTAAGCAAACTGGACAGGCGGCATTGAATAGGATTAAACGGAGGTGAACGCGGTGGCATTGGTAGCCGTGTATACCCACGAGAACTGCCCGGGGATCCCTGAGGGGGCGCGGGCAGAGGTATGGGACGATGACCTGGAACCGGATCAGAAGGCGGCATGGGCGCGGGCGCGGGCCGTGGCCGCCGGCATCTACTGGAAGCACAAAAGAGAGGAGTTAGCAAAGAATGGACAGGTATGAAGTGGTGATCAAGGACACCCAGGAGGGCAAGGAGGAAGTATATGCAGGCGAAAGCGTTATTCTGCTGACGGTGGACGGGAAGGGCAATATGCAGCTGATCGACAGGCAGGCGCACATGGCCATGCGTATTGCGACCCTGTGCGAGAACGAGGACTGGAAGGAGGCCCGGAGGCTTGCGGAAATCTATGAAGAACACAAGCGCA